CTGCACTAGGTGATGATACTAATCCAGGTGCTATACTCCAAGTTGTTGCTGTAGAATCCCTTGATGAGTTTAATGAAGTAAATCCAAGATTGGTGCCACCTCCTGCTGTTGCCCAACTTGTAACTCCCAGTGTTGTTGAACTTAATACCTGTCCATTAACTGTGGGCAATGCACTGGGTAAAGTGTAAACACCTAGAGCATTAGCAGCCGCTTTGATTTCAGTAGTTCCACTTGAGCTACCAGATAGAATAACACTACCTTCTACTTCTAGTCCATTACGAACTGCAAAATTTTGAAATGCCATAATTCATTTTCCTTTTAAACATTGAATAATACTCTATACACACGCCAGGTTAGTGTGCCACCGCCTACAACTGTGCCACTGATTAAAACATTACCTGAACTAATGCTAGTGGCTAAAGTAACAAGATTACTCGCAGTCTTCATATCACTGTAAGTGTTTATATATGAAGTCGTTCCATTGTGAATAACATCAAGTTCTAGAATTTGATAATCAGTGCCTTTGGTAAAAGTTATTGCATATTTGCCGCTTCTATAAGTTGCTGCCGCAAATGTATCAATTGTTGTATTACCAGCGGCATTACTTCCAGAAAAACTTGCTGTATTAGTGCTACTGCCTTGTGTAATACTACCAATACCTAGATCAATATTATTGTTGTCATCAATGGTAACACCTGAATTTTGTATTAACTTGCCTGTGGTTAAATTAAATCTAGCCACTGCATTGTCTGTGGCACTACTTGGACCAACTACATCGCCACGAGCAATCCAACTCAATGTGCCACTACCATTTGTGCTTAGAACATATCCATTTGTGCCATCTGCACTGGGCAATGTATAAGTTGTTGCGGTAGGTGTTGCTCCTGCTGATAATGTTATTGATCCGCTGGTGCTACCTTCTAATTTTAATGTTCCAGGTAGTGTTGTATTACCACTAGCATCTAACAATGTTAATTCATTAGTAATAGTATTTGCACCTGGAATACCTGTGCTTGGATTTCCACCTCCACCATATTGGCGAACATAGATAGGTTCATTACCATTGTTACCAGAAGCAATAACCATAGCACCATTATTGCTGCCAGTTCCGCTAGGATCATAACCGCCTACAAACCAATAATCATTGGCAGCAATAATACCTTGAACACCTTTTGGAGTTGTTGTATTATTAAGTACTAGACCAAAGTTGTTGGCAAAATCCCAACTTACTCCATTCCAAGTTAAACTGCTATCAGCCGCATTTGTTTTACCATAAATTATTGAACTGGCTGCATCTTCTTCATAGTTAAGAGTCAATGTTCCTGTAATTTGAACATCACCATTACCATCAATAATAAATTGACGCTCTACTGGAGCACCGCCACCAGAGCCACTAGGAGGAACACCATTTTTCATTAAGCCGATGCCCCATTGGAAGTCTTCAAGACCAGTGGTGCTGTCAGTCATTACTACATCGTGATAAGCACCAACAACAGTTCCACTTCCAGGAGTCTGCACTTCATAAGTCATTGTAGTTCCAAAACCATTTGTAATAGTTCCATCTGCTAAGTGACGCAAGATTAATGGTGCACCAGGTGCGGAATAAGTGCCTGGTTCTCTGTTATGCAATGTTATAACGCTGGGCACACTTGTGTTAAGTTCACCAATAGGATTTGGCTGCCAATTAACGCTGTTACCATCTAAGTCAACAGGCACATTATTAGTAAATGCTCCAAAGTTTTTCTTAACACCTAAACGGGCTTTTAAGAAATATCTACGATATAATTGACTGTTTGCTGGTAATTCAGTGATAATTGCACTTAAGGTTCCTCCAGTTTCAAAATTACTAGCATTGCCTGGAGGTGTAATTTTCTTTAAAAATATAAAATCACTGTCCACTGGTTGATCAAATAAATCATCAGTCCCAGTAGTTGCTGTTGGGATATTAACTGTATAAGTGCCAGTGCCTCCGGCTGTAGTGAAGTTGTAATTACCACTTGCTTGAACTGTAAATGCTTTGTCCAATGTAACTGTATTACCGCTAATTGCTACAACCATAGCATCTGCAGGAATACCAACTGCTGGAGAATTTAATCCAGGCTTTTGTCCAATAACAACACCTGTGACATTGTTTAGCGTAAATGTAAATGCACCTGGTGCACCACCACTGCTAAATGTTTTTGTTGAAATAGCAGTCTGTGTTAATTGACTAACAACTGTAACTCCGCCTAGGTCAAAATAATCACCGGGATTGATACTGTTATAAGTTACTGAAGTAACAGTCATAATGTTTCCAGCAACACCACTGTAAGTTCCAGGTGTGCTGTTATTATCAATCCAACCAGTTACACTATTTGGATCCCAACCTTCTGTGTAATATATTTCAATTTCATCAAATGGGCCACCAGTTGTTGGAATAGCAACATTGAATGTAAAGTTAGGCACACTATCATTGGCTCTAACATTTGTAATTGTTGGATTATCTGGACTAGGCAAACCTACACTACTGACAAGATTACCAATGCCAATATTAGCAATGGTTGTAAATTCTGTGATTGGTTCTACAGTATACGCATCTGGATTGTATTCCACTGCCTGTATACTAGCAGTTAAATTACCATCATCACTTTCAATTTCTTTGACACGCATTACTCTAAAGTATTTGCCATCAGGGAAAGTTGGTGCACACCATCCATATAATTCATTGTAAACAGAAATGACATCACCGGCCTGTGCCTGTATGCCATAAAATGTTGAATCAAAATCAATGACAATGTCATCACGGCTTTGACGCAGTTCTAATTGTCCAATAAGTTCTGCCTGCACTGAGTTGTTAACTAAGTCAAGATTCATACGCAATTGATTGTCTGGCTCATTGGCATTACGCAATGCCGCAGGTAAGTTTAATCTAGCATAGGCCTTTTGATCCTTGTTGTATTTGTTGTAAAACTCCACTTCAAACTTATTGTATAAGTCTTCCAAGCGAGTGCTACCCATTGTAATACCAGAAATAATATTATCATCACTGAACTGCAATGCCGCGTCTAATTCACCGCTTGTGGCTGCTCGTTTAGGTATTGGTTGCCATAGACCTGTGGCAACATTATAACTCATCCAAGCACCACCATTTTGTAAAATACTGTCTATGTTTGCTTTGACCTGTTGACTTGTATCAATAATACCATTAATTGTATAACGCTTTTGTGTAGTGCTACCGCCACCAATTGGAGTGTAAGTTATTTCATCATCACAATACGCTTGCCATTTTGCAAATGCGCTGGTAGTAGGTGTTGTATCAATGGCTGAAGTTTCAATACCAGCACCATAACGCTTAGATGTCATATAGTCATACCAAACATCTGCTGGATTATTAATATTGTTATCCAGTTTAAATGTCATATTGGCTAGGCCAGTAAATCCTTTTTCACCACCATAAGTTAATTTAATGATGGCAAATACAAGACCCTGCATTTTATAATCACTGGTCCAACTGCCATCATTATCACCCCACATCTCCCAGGCTGGCACAGCGCCAGTTGTAGGGAAGATTTGATCAGCAGCCGCACTACTGCCTGCGTAAACACGAACTTCAACAAAACTCTTACCGTCAACAACAAAGTTTGTATCAACAAAGTCTTCAGTAACGCCATCAGGATTATCTACATTCTTACGACCTTCTATAGCTTTTTGTTTGTTTGTGGCATCAAATACTAAACGCAGGTCATTCCAATAAATGTCATCAACTGTGTAAGCAGCACTGGCATTATTACAGGTTTCACTGAGAACAATACAGTAATACATTGTATCATTGTTTTCTCCACCTAGACTTTTTAATCTTGCATCCGTTATAATACCATTAACAAACGCATTACCATAGACTATGGGAATTTTATTATTGGTTGCAGGAGGAATTTGTATTCGCCCACCTTGACTGCCTTGGGCACTATTTGGTCCTTTATTTTGATTACCATTAACAACCCTACTCAGTCCATAAGCGGTTCCCACAGCAACGGCTCCGGCCGTAAGAGTAAAAAGTGCTGTTCCTGCTTCAACTCCAGCGTATGTCGCTACAAATTCTCCAAATGCCCATAGTGATGCAGCCATATTATAATTCCTTTAATGCTCTGCTAACAACAACTTCTTCGTCT